AAACTTGTCGAAATCTTCTCCTGGATTAGGTGTTGGGATGGGCATAGATTAGTAGATTTGGAACTTTGCTGATAATTGATGAGTAAATCTCATCTTGAGTAACTTGTAATATTTCGTGTCTTGATACAAAATTATAATTCATTCCGATAACGCCAAAATAAACATTGAACTTTTCGGGATTTATTTTGCATCTGTGAACATAAACCTTGTTTGTCTTTGCACCTGCTAACCAGGTATGACCGATGATAAGAAGGTTGTCATTGACCTGTACTGTCTCAACAAAGAAATGTTTTCTGTAAATTGCTGCTAAATCTCTCATGATGGTAGTTTTTTGATGTGTTATAAATCAATTGCATTACAAAAATAGTAATAATATTTTATTACACAAATATAAAAGACATTTTTTTGCACTAAAATGATATTTTTTTTCTCTTATAATTGTGCAAATTCATTTTTTGATATGTATAAATTCACAGCAGAAGCAGCTGAAATGACGATTAACGGTGAGATTGACGCTTTTTATGGCGAAAATCTTCGTTACATTGATTATGACCTGCAAGATGCAAAAGATGTAAAGATTTTTCTGAACTCAGGTGGCGGACAAGTTACCGAGGGTTTTGCCATTGCTGACCGTTTACGCAGGCACGGACAAAACAACAATGTTTCTGTAACCGTTTGTGGCCTATGTGCATCCATTGCAACAATGATTCATGCAGCAGGCAGTACCGGTAGCAGAAAGATGACAGCCAATTCTTTCTATATGATACATAACACCGCTGTCTTTGCGGAGGGCGGATCTAAGACACTTCGCAGTTTAGCCGATACACTTGATTCAATGTCAGACCGTATTGCAGAAAACTATGTTGACGTTATCGAATCCAATGGCAAGCTGATAAATGGTAGCCGTGAAGAAACCAAAGCGCAGGTTATTCAATGGATGGATAAAGAAACGTGGTTCTCAGCTCAACAGGCTTATGAGGTCGGCCTCATAGATGGTATTGAGTCAGCCTCAACATATATTACTCCTGAGTCCGCTCCGAGTATCAAAAATCAAATTCGTAACTGTGTAAATGTTCCAACTGAACTTATGCAAGAGTTAAACAATAACATTACAGCTGAAGAAAAATCTTTCTTTACAAAATTCTTGGCGTTTTTGGGTTTTGCGCCAAAGCCTGCTGTTGCAGAAGAAAAACCCGAAGAAATAATTCAAAACAACATTCAAAACATCGAAGAAATGATGACTGAAGAACAAATGATCGAAGCTCTGAAGAGTGCTGGATATAAAGTCGAAATCGAAGCACCAGAAGAGGAAGTAATGGTCGAAGAAGAAAAAGTAATGACCGAAGAAGAAATGGTTGCTGCCCTGGAAGCTAAAGGTATGAAAGTTAAAAAGACTGAAGCCGAAGCCGTAAGCAATGAAATCAAAGCACTTCGTGAGGAGATTGCTCGCATCAAACAAGGCGAGAAGAAACCACAAGTTACTGCTCAGACTCAAACAAACGAAAATCTTAGCCGTAGAGAACGTGCATTGAAGAAATTCTCAGACAAAAACGAAGGAATGCTCGTTAATGCTGCGAAATCTATCAAGAGCAAGTTGAACGGAGAATAATTTTATCTTAAAACAAATCCAAAAAATATAAAAATGGAGAAGAATTTCAAAAAGGCTGCCGTAAATCCGTTTGTTAAAGCAAACAGCGGTGGTATTATCCTTAAAGGAATGAACGTAGGTTACAGCACAGAAGCTCCTACATTCAATGTGGTTATCGCTGCTGGTGGTAACTCATCAACTTTCACACTTAACAGCGGTAACTTTGCTCAGTTCGAGTTCGTACGCTACAACATCACAGATTCAGCTGGTAACGGTAACGGTGCTGTTTATGCTTCCGGTACAGAAACTTTGAACATTACTGCTGTATCTAAGGCTTATAACGGAATCGGCCCTGATGCTTCAATCGAGATCGTTTACAAGTTGGTAGGACAAGAGCAAGTTCTTTCTTACAGCATCAACTTGGATTCTGCTTCTTTGGTTGCAGGTATCACAGTAAACACAGCTAATGCCCTTGACAGCGATGCAAGAGGTGCTTACTTGGTAATCGATGGTGTATCTTACAGCAGCGGTGCAACTGAAACAACTGTTGATGTAGTTGATGCAATTGGTCTTGTTGGTTTCACAGTTGAAGCTAAAGTAAACAATCAGACTAATACTGGTGTAGTTGGTGCTGATGGTTCAGTAACAATCGTTGTTGATGGTGCGCTTAGCTCAGGTACTTATGTTGTAACTGTTAAAGTTACCAATGCTGGTCCTGAATACGGTAGCTTCCAAACAGCTTCTTTAACAGTTTAATCTTTTCACTCTAAACAAAATTTCGAAAATGGAATCTTTAAATATCAAATTGAATGCACAGGATGCTATCGACATCATGTTCGAACCTGTGTTCATTGACAAAGATATGATGAGCGACTTTGCCATCGTAAAAAATCTTTATGCAGGAGAATACAAAATCGGTCTTCTCGGTGCAATGAAAAACGTAACTGGTAAGCTTCAAGCTTGTTCACCAAAATACAAAGGTGTAAGCAATATGAGCGAAAGAACTCTTGTTGCTCAGTACGTTGAGGCTGGTACAAAAATGTGTTATGAGGAGTTTATCAACACTCATTACGATTTACTTGCTCCGCTTTACACTACTGCCAAAGGTAATCCTGATTTGACTATCCTTCTTAACTTGCTTACTAAGCAGTTAGGTGATGGTATCAAGTCTGATGTACAGCGTGTTGCTTGGTTCGGTGATGTTGCTTCTGCTGATGATAACCTCAACTGGGCAGATGGTATATTCAAATATCTTGACCAATTAGTTTTGGCTAACACAGTTGGTGCTTACACTAACTCTAACCAAGGTACTACCTTGACTAACCAACAGGCTTATGAGCTTCTTCAGGATGTTGTGAACGCTGCTCCTGCTGCTCTTAAAACTATGCCTGCAAGCGAAAAGATTATTCACATCAACGGTCTTCTTTGGGATCAGGTGTTGACTTATCTTGAAGACAATGCAGTAAGCAACGGTTTCATCAAAGTATTCGAAGAAGAGAAAGACAAGTTCGTTGGTACTTACAGAGGTATCAAGGTTAAAGCTCACTACGAGTGGGATGAAATCTCTCAGGAGTATTTCGGTTTGGTTGACCAAAACAAAGTTGTTTATACTCACAAGTCAAACATCGTTGTAGGTACTGACCTTAGACCTGATGCAACTGGTGGTGCTTCTTTCTTCAAAGTTTATCAGAATCCTGAAACTGATGAAATCACTCTTCGTGCTAAGTTCGTGTTCAACACCAACTATGTATGGCCTGAGTTGTTCTCAGTAGGTCTCTAAAAATAATCAGGGCGGTGTAACAGCCGCCCAATTTTAAAATCTAATAATCTAAAAATATTATGGCAATTACTTCAGGTTTAACTACCAATTGCGCAAAATCTTGTGCAGGTGGTGTTAAAAGAATTTGGATAGCAAATTACGAAGATGTAGCAACTATCACCTTTGATGGTACAGAGCAAATCACAGCCATCACTATGACTGGCCCAGCTGTATTCTATGAGGTAGAACTGAAGCGTAACAGCAAATCTTTCACAGAGCAGTTCAATGTTTCTGATGATGGTTGTAACAACTCACTTACACAGACATTTACTGGCAATGGCCAATGCCGTGACCAGGATACAAGAAACTTCTTAGTATCTGCTGCAAAACAATCTTGCTGCGGTATTATCGTTGCTCATGAAGAAAACAACGGACAAGTAGTAGTTTGGGGATTCTTTGCTGACCTTAATGCTCGTCTTGGTGCAGGTACTCAAATCACTACTGGTACCAACTTGACTGACCCATCACAAATCACTTTGGAGCTTATCTGCGACACTATCGTTGATGGTGCTGCTACTGTGTTCACTCCTGGTGTTGCTGGTATCATCGCACTTACTTAATCTTAGCGTTTTTCATACGGTTTTTTGGTTAAAACAGGGGGTATTTATCCATCTAAGGCGGTGTAAAAGCCGCCTTTTTTAAAATATTAAGCTATGATTAAAGTTAAAGACTATTGCAAAGACTATAATGTGCCATACAAAGGTAAAAATCTCGGTACATTAGAAGGTGATGACCTTAAAAAATACATCAAAGCGCACTTGGATAGCAAATATCCTGAGCAGCTTCTCAAATATTTTGACAATACTATGCAGGAATTAAAGGATTTTAGCTTAGATTTACCTGCTAAGAAAATCAAAAAACCAAAATCAGAAGCTGAACAGACAGAAAGCGAAGAGTAATGAGTAAGAAAAACAAGCCAAATAATTTATTCAGTATGCAGATAGGTACTACGGCCGATCAGATCGTATTACCAAAAGACCTGTACTACGAAAATTCAGACCCGACAAGAGCGTTGTTTGGCCTGTTTGACTATCTTCCATTTGTCCGTGAGGGTGAACTGGAGCAGATTATTGCTCTAATTAACAATTCTCCGACAGCTAAGGCCATCTGTAATAAGGTTGCGTACTATACTGTTGGCGAAGGTTTTTATATTCGCAAGGAAAAATCAGTCTTGGGTGAAAAATCAGCACAGATTCTTACACCGGAAGAGAAATCAAAACTTTGGGCAATCCTAAGCAGGCAGAATAGTGATGGTGAAACGATTTTGGATGTGTGCAAGAAAGCAGCTTTTGATTATACTGCAATTGGTAATGCCTTCACTCAGCTCGATGTTGTGCAAGGTTTTGTTTTCGCTTCACATCAGAATATCAATTTTGTTCGACCATTCCGCAGCACCGACCTTAAAACCCGTTTTTTTGGCGTATCTGCCGATTGGGCCATACTTCCTTATGCAGGAAGAAGCAGAGGATATGAAAAGTTTGAACTGAGTAGTGTACCTGCAACGGTAAAAGATATCGCAGCATATCCAAGATGGACTGATGAACTTGATGCCCTATTGGAATCAGAATACGGTCAAGGTGCTAACATCGCAGAGTTGTACGGTTATGACAAGTCTTCAATGTTGCAGCTCAAGCAGTACAGTCCTCTGATGTATCAATGGGGAGTGCCTAACTGGATAGGTGCGAAACATTTTGTAGAACTTGAATATCGTATTGCCAAGTTCAACGTATCAAAATTTAGAAACGGTCTGACAACATCAGGGCTTTTGCAGCTCTTTGGTGATCTTACTCCTGAACAGCAGAAAGATTACCAGGAAGCCTTTATGCAAAAGATGACCGATACAGGCAATGACTTTAAAGTTATCTTCCAAATCCTTGAAAATCCCGAACTGAAAGCAAACTGGGTACCATTCGAGCAGTCTTACAATGGCTACTTTATGGAACTTTCAAATATTGCCAAGGACAGAATCGCTACTGGCTTTGAAATTCCGTTGAGCTTAGTACAGGCAACACCAGGGCAGCTTGGTAATAACCAACAAATCCGTGCTGAGTTCGAAATATTGTATCGCACAAAGATTTATGATATGCAGCAAGCTATCCTCAGAGGCATTGTGAAGCCTTATTTGGATACGGTTGCAGAAACGGAAGGCATAGAGTTTTTGAAGGGCGTAGAACTTGATTTTATAAATATCGTTCCGGTATCGTTTGCTGGCGATCTTGATGTGAATATGCTACTCACCAAAACTGAAGGCAGAGAAATTCTTGGTTATGGCCCAACATTGGAACCTGCGATTAAAGAAGAGCAGATACAGACCGAAGCAGAAGCAGAAGTTGAAGCCGAAGAGCAACAGCCACAAAATATTTTAACTAAAATTAAAAACTTATTAGGATGGCGCAATTCATAAAACCATTGGAAGTTGTTCGTGGTGGTTATATTCGCATCACTCCGACAGATACACAGTTCGACCCTAATCTGTTAGCACCATTTGTGGACAATGCCGAGCGCAGATATGTTCGCAATCTTATTGGTGCAGCGTTCTTCGATGAACTGAAAGCTAACAGAACAGCAAATATCATAAATTACAATCCTGTATTCGGTGCAATTCAACCTGCGTTTACTGATACAGACCTTGAAAATCTGTTCCTCAATGGTAAGCTCTTCGACTTGCTTGGTTTTGCAGTCCTGGAAGAGTCTTTGAGTTTTGCGCATTTCAAAATAACATCGGCAGGAGTACAAGTTACACAGGCGAATTTTGCCACAGCTGCAACAGGAAATGATATGCGTTACTTAAAAGATACAATAAAAGACAAGATACAATTTTTGCAACAGGAAGTTATTACGTATCTTTGCGACAACAGCGCATTATTTGTGCCATTCGACTTTGAACCCGAAGGCAAGTGCCCGAGCTGCAAACCTAAAAACAAAAACATTTCAACATTTCCAATAATCTACTAATAATGAATAAGCAATTTGCACAATTACAAGTTTATCAACTCGGTGGTGGCATCGCATTTGGATTGCCAACTACTACAACTCCATTCCTGGTAATTCCAAGTGGACAAGCAACAATTAAGCCATGGGGTAATAGTGGTTTCCTATTCGAGAATATTGTCACAGGTGATGTGATTGCCTTTGTAAATGACTATGATGATGTGCTTGATAGCTCAGATGCTGCCTATGGCGTTGACCAACCTTCTGTGTTTACTGCTTTAGCTGCTTTTTTTTTTGATGTAGCAGGCGGAGGTGGAGATGATCTCGCTCAGGTTTTAATCAATGGTAACTCAGCAGGGGCTACGGATATAGATATGAATGGCAATGATATTGGCAAAGTAAGTGTTATAAATTTTTCTATTTCATCGTCAGCAAATCCTTCTCAGGGCGGCTTAGGATGGAATACAAGCTTAGGAACTCTTGACTTAGGTCTTGCTGGCGGCAATACAATATCAAATCTTGGCCAGCACCTGCACGCAAGAGTAGTAAATAAAACAACTCCTTTAGTAAATCTCACAAAGGCAGGCTATGAGGTTGTAATTGTCGCAGGCGCAACTGGTCAAAGGCTTTCAGTTAAGCTTGCAAAAGCCGATAATGATGCAAACAGCGCGGGAACTTTGGGTATTGTTGCCGAAAATATCGCAGGCAATGCTGAGGGTTTTATTTGTTCTGTCGGTAATTTAACAAATATCAATACTACTGGTTCATTGCAAGGTGAAACTTGGAACGATGGCGACTCTTTATATCTCAGTCCTACAACTTTCGGAGCGATTACCAACGTAAAACCGAGCGCACCATTTCATGAAGTTAGACTTGGTTATGTCGAATATGCGCATGCTGTTAACGGTAAGATTTACGTTAAGATAGATAATGGCTATGAGTTGGATGAATTGCACAATGTAAGCATAACAAGTGCTGCCAAGGGTGATTTTTTGGAGTATAATGGCACACTTTGGGTTAATCGTGGCATTGTTTATACTGTTGAGCTTATGGATGCCTTAACGGTGGATTTTTATGCTCCATACGACCTTAAAATAAACAGTACTACAAATATAAAAAACGCTCCGACCATTACAATTTTGGATGATGGCGCTGCTTATACTTTGACTAACACTATTGCAGTAGGTAGCAAAATTACGGTAACGGCTTCGGTTGCAGGGGTTACAAATCTTAACATAACAAAAGCATAAATTATGATAGGGAACTATATAAAAGCTGTTGCGCCTGCGGTAAGCAGAACAACAGCACAGCTAATGAAAACGGGTCAAACAACAAGTTATCGCACGGGTGACGATGGCGATTTGGAAGCAGGTAGAAGTGTAAGTTTTACTGTACTTGCAGAAAATAACCCTTTCGGAAATACGAATAGATTTACAGATGAATTAGGCGGACAAACATATACAAAAAATATTGTTATTGATTGGAGTACTTATAATGGTAGTACGGTTTTAGGATGGAGAAGGACAACAAACGGAACAAATGTTCAATGGAATACTGCAATTGATGGAGCTTTGGCAGTAAGCATTTCTCCGTTTACAAGTGGCTGGAGATTGCCAAATAGAAATGAATTATTTAGTATTGCAGATGTATCGAAATCAGTTACTTTAAATTATAGTCCTTTTAACGTAGATGGTGTATATAATACTATTTGGACATCAAATACTTATGCGCAAAATACAGCTGCTGCTTTTTATTTAAATCAATCATTCTCTACAATATTAACTCAAGTAAAAACATCAGTATCAGCATACATCCCCTGCCGCACTTTCACAGTAACAGGAACAACACTTTCATAAAATAAAAAAATAATAAAATGACATACAAGTTTCCACAATTTCAAGTTGAAATAACAGACCCAACAATAAGCATAAATCTCAACACTATTTCAGATAAGGCATTGGATAAACTTTTAGCCGTTGACGTGCTTTTGACAACAGATAGCGCAGAATTTGGCGTTCGTGCTGAAGATATGCCTTATACAGATAGTTGGGACGATGCCGATGTACCCGATATAGTTAATATTTGGCTGGCTCAATTCGCTGTTTAATGTAATGTGCAAAACTAAGGTCGGACTTTTAACGGAGGAGGAAAAAGAAGCGATCGAGGGGAAGCGATACGCAAAGGGTAAGTATTTTACGCCAGTGCAGGATGAGGAAGGAAACTGGGTACTACCTTTGGAACAGATAAACAAAAATAAAAATATCGACTTTTGGTGGGTACGCCACTTAAACAAAATTGATTATAAACCCAAACAAATGGACAAATCAGTCATTCCAGACATAGCAGCTCTTTCCGGGTTGCTATTATTTACAGGCGCAGAAGTTAGCATCGAGGGCGCAATATTCGAGATTATTTCAAAGTTCGGAGTTGTGGCTGTCCTTTGGTTTTGGCTCAAGGAGATGAAAGAGCAGATGAAGGAACAGGTTAAAGGATTCAACGAAGAAACCGAGAAACTGCGCAATGAACACAAAAATACGATGCACGAGATTAGTGAGATTCACAAGGAGCATAAAGAATCCTTAACTGAGCAGCTTAAAGCAAAAGATGATATCATCAAGCAGCTGCAAAAATAAAAACAGCTGCCCGGTATTTCCGAACAGCTGCCCACTTCAATAATCACTAAAAAACTAAAACGGTAATTCTCCATCATCATCACCTGGCATCTCAGCTCTGAGTTGTGCCAGTTGCTCTGTTGTGAGATTGAACTTATCTTGTATCTGTGCCATTGTCAGTTCACCTTTTTTAACTTTTATCTTCATTGCCACCATTTGTCCGTTGGTGGGTTCGGGTAGTGTTGGTGTAGCTTCGGACTGATCATTCTGTTTTTCGCCCTTAGAATTGATTTTACGAACATAAGAGGCAATGATATCGGTGTAGTACTTTCCATCATGCTCACGATATTCGACTTTGCCTTCCAAATAAACCGTATCACCTTTGTCAGCTTTGAACTCCTTGAACAATGTGCAACGATGCCATTGGGTTTTCTCCTGCCATTCGCCATTTTTATCCTTGTAGCTGTCTGATGTTGCCACAGAAAGATTGGTGAGTTTATCACCAGACTTTGTGTCTTTGGTTTCTATTTGACCGATGCGCCCGATCAGCGTTATTTTGTTTACCATCTTAATGATTTTTAGGTTCGTTATACTTATATTTATTTTTTCGTTTCGGTGGTATGTAACCAACTTTTTCTGTCAACAGCAACAGGCCGAGACCTGTGCTGAGACAAAAAATTGATATTGCTAAAACCATATTGACTCCTCCGTATCATTTTCATAAGCTTCTGAAAGTTCCTCGCAGAAATAGCGGTCAAGTTCTTTTGCAGACTTCTCGAATAAGATAGCTGCTTGGTCAATGGTGACACTTTTATCGTAATCCTTGATGTAGATATCAGTCAGTTCAAAATATCCTCCGAAATCTGGTTCTAACTGACAGCCATAAGAATCTCTGCTGCCCATTTCAGGTTCAACATAGTAACCTGAGATTTGAACGTAAACTTCGTTTGTCGGATGATTGTCGCACTCCATAAAGAGTCCTGTGGTGAAAATTGAGTTTGTCATAACTTGGTAGTTTTAAATTTCTCGGAAATCTGTAAATTGTTTGAAAATTTTATAGCCTAATGATTTTAGTAATTTAACAGCTTGTTCTTCTTCTGTGACAAATAAAGATTCTTGTTTTGTAACAGGTGCAGATTTAGTTTGTTGCTTTTTTTCTAAACCTGACCTTGTATTATCTCTTAATTGTTTAGAATAAGCACGGACTTTATTAACTTCTTTCATAGTTGGTTCGCATCCTACCCAACTATAATTCTGACCTTCGCCTTTAATAAGATTGTAATGTAAAAGTGATTTTGTTAAATAAGTATCAATTTTATAATCTCTTATTTCTTTACTTACAGAAAAATATTTTTTCTGATACAAATAAGTTAAAAAATCTAAATACTTAATTGAAATGCTTGAACTTTCCATAACTTGGTAGTTTTAATGATTAAATAATAGCACAAAAATAATATTATTTTATTACATTGTATCTTTTACAGAATATTTTTTAAATTTATTTGCACACATCTGCCAATTAACCCTGAACTGAATCGAGTTGTGTTCCGTTTCGCTGCTCCTGGATGCCTTGTCAAGACCGTGCTGTAACTTACTGCCCAAGGTGTACGACTCAAAACCTGCTTAACAAAAACTGAGGTGTTCAAAATAAGCAGATATTTTTCTTTCTGTTCCTCAACTACTCGTAAACCAAGCCTTTGAAGCCTTTCATCTGCTGCTGATTGTTTGATTTTTGCCTGTGGATCATACTCTGAAGCATATTCCACCAACTCACCAACAGTAACAGTACCAATAAAATCTCCTTCAATCCTTGTTTCGTGCTGCAAAATAGTCTGAAGGCATCTCTGCTCATCAGTCAAGTCTTCTTTGTCTTCCAGGATCCCTTTATAATCCAATAAGATAGCTGCTTGCTCTAATGCTGTTTTTGGATCAACAACATCATCGTTCCAGGTATGCCACCATCCACCAAGCAATGCTCCAAACTGGTCACCAGTTGCTCTGTCAGATACAAGTTCAGACACAGCTTCAGTAAAAATGTGAATACTTTTGAGCATATTCGGTAACAAATTTATCATTCGTGCAATAAAGCGTATGCCAAAGTCAGCAGTAATGGTTTCCTTCTTACTTTTATTTAGTTCCTTAAACTTGTCCTGGTTGCTGTGCTTTGCAAGTTCGAAGATTGTAAACCTTCTCTTGTCGCTGTCATTGACCAACTGCGGATTGATTGACACCATCAGAAAACAACTGCGAACATAATAATCCGTTGCTTTACCATCCTTACCACCTTTCGGAATAGCAGGTGACTTCTCAGAACTTCCTGCCCGGGCTAATGCAATAACTTCCTGCATTCTCCTTGCTGCATTCTCATCATTGCCTTCAGACTCATCAATGGTGACTGGCATAGCATCACTATTGAGCTTCTGCCTAATCGCAGCTTCAGTTGCTGCTGTTCCCTGAGCGTTGATGCAAAAGTCTGATAGCACAGGATGAATAATCTGTTCCAAAACATAAGTCTTTCCATTACCACGAGGGCCAGTAATCCAACAATGAGGTCTCCAAGATAATGCACCACAAATAGGAGCAATGGCTAACCATCCTGCAAGTAACTTACCATCAGCTTCAGTATTCCAATTCAATCTTGAAAGTAATCTTGTCAGTTTAGCGCATTCAAACTTATCCATCGGAGTTTCAATCGGTATGCGGATATTCTTTCGCATCTCATAGGTAAAATCTGTATCAATGCTGCCAAGATTGTATCTTATCTTGTCGCTCAGTAATTGCATACCGGTATGGAAGATAATTCTGTCAGATTCTTTCCAGGCTCCTCTACCTCTGATGCTCTGCAAATCGAAATAACCGACTGCATTACACATTGTTATCAGGTAGTCTGCAATAAACTCGCTCTTGTCAAAACATTCATTCTGCCAAAATTCTATTGGTGCGAGCTGTACAACGTGCTGCTTCGTAAACTTAGATGTGCTAAATGCCAAAATCGCATTACTCAGCTTCGAGTAAAAGTAGAAACGCTGAAATCTGCTTTCAGAATCCCATCCTAATGGCTTGAAATGACCACCGACAAAACCTCTTTGGTCTGTTGTTGGTGTGTTGCCAGGTGCTGCTTGTGCTTTTGGTTTGCGCTGCTTCGATTTTTTTGGTTCTTCCTGATCGGATTCCCAATTGATTGGTAGTTTTTTCATTGCTTAGATTTTAATCCGTATTTTTCCTCTTGGTATTCCATAAAGTCATTGGCCCTTTGAATGCTTTCTGCTCGGGCCGCTTCCTTTCCATAAAGACCTTGAACCTTTCTGATGCTCATATCGCATCTTGTTTCAAGTTTAGGGGTGTGCAAGGTAGGAGAAACAGTTGGAACTTCCAAAAAAATTGTCTCAGATTCTGTATTTTTTAGTTCTTCAATCAGTTCATTCAAAACTGATAGCTGTCTTTCCTTCTTCTCACGATAGGCTTTCTTAGTAACTTCATCTTTTAAGAATCCATCCATGTACTTCGCCTCGCTGATAAGCTCTTGGATAACTTTTTGTGCTTGCTCAATGGTTGTCATATTCTTTCAATTTTTGCGATGCCGCCTGCATCATTAACATTTTTTATAAATCGTTTCTGTTCATCACTTACTCTGCCAGTCTTTGTTTTTACTTCGACTGCTGTGAAGACTGCAATACGTTTGCCTACCATATCAGGAGTGATTGTTATCTCAGTCCATCCAATCAAATCGGAACTACCTTTGCACAATCCGAACTCTACGAATCGAGGATACAACAAAACTCTGTCACCGTTTATGCTGCCCATCTGACCTTGGTATGCTGTTCCGACATTGTTACGGAATAACACTCCTCTGCCTGCGTGAGCTGCTCTGATTCTGTCATAGTGCTGTTGCTCTTTCATATCGATAGTATTCTCCTGTTAAAAAATCATATTGAAACCAATTGTCTGAAAACTTTCTTAGATATGTTTTCTGATTAACAATCTTTATATTTCCTCCGCAGTCTAAACACTTTTTTTGTTCCGTTGGGCAATTATGCCATACTGCTTCACATCCAGGATCAGGGCAGACTTTAATATTTAGATCTTTCATATCTTCCGAAATTTTTCAAGGTACTTCAATGTCGATTTATTCTGATATCCTGATGGACCGCCATTCCACATCCTTGCAAGCTCTTCATACGTTGGATATCTGCCATTCCGCTGCGCAAAGGTATGCGAGTGAACGCCCATCGTTGCCCAAAATACGTGCTCTGCCTTCGTGCTGTCAAACATATCAGCGTGAGTATAGCCAAGCAAGTCCATAAGTCCGCTGCCCTTTACGCAAATCTGATGTATCTGATATCTGCCATAAGCTCTGCCACCATCACCAATAATCGAATCCAAGTTGTTGGTTTCAATCTGTCCAATCTTTGCCTGGAACTGACTATCACAAGTATCACGGTAAATGATAACCGTTTCAGTTACAATCCTTGTTTCGGGTTTTTGACAGCCTAATCCAAGAGAAAAGGCTGCCAAGATAAATATTTTTTTCATAATTATAATTTTTAATTACCTGCGGCATCGGATCGAACGATGCTTAAAACTTGACCATTAGCATATAATTAGTTTTGTTTTTCGCCACATAAACTACACAGGATTCGTTTAAGTAATCTGCTTTTTTTCGACAGGGATGAATCCAGTACCAGTACCTTCATTGCCCATCATTTTTAAAAAGTCAATCTCTACCTTCGCAGAGCTGATAATTACACTTGCAAGATTCGCAATGGCTTCTGCTCTTGCTGTTTCTTTCTCAGTATCGGATTCATCATCCATCAACTTTTCAATCTGCTCAAACAGCAGGTTTCTCAAATCCTCAATTTTATTTCGTGCCATGTTTTTTGATTGTTCTTTTTAGTTTTTGTAATGCTCTAATCGTCTTCTTTAACTCTTCAGGATATCTGTGTACCATGTTTCGCCTCATGTTTTCTGCCATTGTCACCAGTTCCATATTGTCAAGGTTGTAGTTCTCTTTGTTTTTGTCCTTGATGCGGAGATAAAATCCTTTTGGTATCGGTCCGTTGGCTTCTTCCCATATCAATCGGTGCTTTCGAATCCATTTTTTGTGCGCAACTTTCACCAGTACATATCCTTCCTTGTCCAATCTTGTATCTCCATTGCTCTTCGTGTTGTGAGGTAACTGTCCTTTCTTGAAACTTGTAACATTGGCACCGATGTAACCTTTCTTGCCTTTATTCCAAGTAACTTGTCCTTTTTTGTATCTTGTTGCAGTACCGAACTTTCTCAATCTGTCAGCTTCTAAACTGAGAAGGTAGTCAATAAACTCCTGACTTTTTTTGATACCGTGAGTATTCGCTTGTCCATAAACAGAACTTGCTGACCTGTTCAATATATTGCACAATTCTTCGGTGCGAGTATGAGGATACAACTCTCGCAATATCCTCATCTCCTCCTCGGTCCATTTACGCTTCGTGTTCATCCTTAGCTTTTTTAAGGTAGTGAACAGCTTCTGCGATAATAACTTTAAGGCTGCCTAATTGTGCGTGAGCTTTATACTCTTTGTCAACACAAACCATGTCAGCAGTTTCGCTGGAGCGTTCCATTGCGTTTTCAAGTTGTTTCAATGCCTGCTCGATGCAGAACTCAACAAAAGTATCATT